CCTCTAATAGTATAAAGAATATAGCGTAAATGGGTGGTGGTCTTCTTCAATTAGTAGCTTATGGTGCTCAGGATGTTTATTTAACCGGTAATCCGCAAATTACCTTTTTCAAAGTAGTTTATCGTCGTCATACTAACTTTGCTATTGAAGCTATCCAACAAACTTTTAACGGAACTCCCAACTTTGGCAATCGTGTAACCTGCCAAATATCTCGTAATGGCGATTTAATACACCGTATGTATTTATCTGTTGTTAATTATTATTCGGATGCTGATGTATGTCCTTATTTCGGTCTCCGTTTAATAAACTATGTAGAAATTGAAATCGGTGGTCAAAAGATAGACAAGCATTATTCTCACTGGATGTATGTATGGAATGAACTATCGCTTCCCATATCAAAGAAAGACGCCTATAAAAAGATGGTAGGTGCTAATGATATGCTTGACCCAATAGGAACTGCTGATGCAGGCGCTAATCTATATATCCCCTTAGAGTTTTGGTTCTGTCGCAACGTAGGTTTAGCCCTTCCTTTAATCGCTCTACAATATCACGAAGTTAAAATAAACATCCTCTTTGAAACAAATGAGAATTGCAGAGGTACTGCTACTCCAATCAGCCCCTTATCGTCTGTTTCATTATGGGTTGATTACATCTTCTTAGATACCGATGAGCGCCGAAGATTCGCTCAATTATCCCACGAATATTTAATAGAACAGCTACAATTCACCGGTACTGAAAGTATATCTTCTGCTGCAGCCATTAAACCGAAATTATCTTTCAATCACCCTTGCAAAGAATTAGTCTGGTTCTGCTCATCTGACCACTCAGCTAATGCTACGGCTGCCAATAAAGGTGTAGTAAATAATAACTGGGTTAATTATTCAAGTGCAGTTAATAGCTATACTGCATCTTCTCCGGTATTATATAATCCTACAAGCGCAATTACTTCAACTAATCCCATAAAATCTGCCAAACTTGTATTAAACGGTAATGATCGCTTTGCTGCAAGACCCGGTTCATATTTCAATTTAATACAACCTTACCAACATCACGAAAATATCCCCTCCAACCCCGGCATCAACGTGTATTCCTTCGCCCTAAAACCGGAAGAGCACCAGCCAAGTGGCACTCTCAATATGTCTCGTATTGATACCGCTGTTCTCAATTTAGAGATTGACCAAACTGGTACTAGCTACACCTCGACTTCTACTTTTTCAAAGAATCTTCACGTTTATGCCGTAAATTATAATGTACTTCGTATATTGTCTGGTATGGGCGGCCTTGCTTATTCCAATTAAATTATATTATATATTTATTTATATATGTTGTTAAATTGCTATAAAGTTCCTTTTTTTTTTCTCCTCTAATAGTATAAAGAATATAGCGTAAATGGGTGGTGGTCTTCTTCAATTAGTAGCTTATGGTGCTCAGGATGTTTATTTAACCGGTAATCCTCAAATTACCTTTTTCAAAGTAGTTTATCGTCGTCATACTAACTTCGCTATTGAAGCTATCCAACAAACCGCTTCGGGAAGTAATTCGCTCGGCTCTCGCGCCACCTATCAAATTACTCGCAACGGTGATTTAATACACAGAGTGTATTTCTACGGAAAATTAAGAAATACTAGCACTTCAGACAATATTGCTTTAGTTCCAAACGTTGGCCAAAAGTTATTGAAAACCGTAGAATTAGAAATTGGTGGACAACGCATAGATAAACATTATTCGGAATGGCTTTACATCTGGAATGAACTTTCGCTACCTTACGGCAAGCGCGAAGGCTACTATAAAATGATTGGTGCCAACGTAGAGAACTGCTGTACTAAATTGTCGGGCACTAACTCATATGAATTATATGTTCCCTTAGAGTTCTGGTTCTGCCGTAATGTAGGCTTGGCACTTCCTTTAATCGCCCTTCAATATCACGAAGTTAAAATTAACATAGAATACGAATCTGGCACAAATCTTTGCGATACCAGTGCTACAAATTATTGTATAGATAATGATGTAGCAAACGCAGGTGTCACAAACAGCGGTTTTTCTACAGCCATTACTCTTGACGATCCCACTTTATGGGTTGATTACATATTCTTAGATACCGATGAACGCAGAAGATTCGCTCAATTATCTCACGAATATTTAATAGAACAGCTACAATTCACAGGCACCGACACTATAACTTCTTCTGGTTCAAATCCCGATTCTATGAAAAGCTTACGTATGAACTTCAATCATCCCTGCAAAGAACTTGTATGGGCTATCAGAAGTTCAACTGATGCAAACAAAGTATATTGGAATAACTTTTCAACTGCAAATGCTGATATTACTACCGGAACAAACACTTTCAATAACTATGTCGTCTCTAAGAACCCTGTAATGCAGGCAAAAATAATGCTCAACGGGAATGATCGCTTTGCCACCAGACAAGGCGAATATTTCTCGTTAGTCCAACCCTACCAACACCACGAGAATACCCCTGATATGTACCACAAGGGCATCAACGTTTATTCGTTCGCCCTAAAACCCGAAGAACACCAGCCAAGTGGCACCCTCAATATGTCCCGTATTGATACCGCTGTCTTATCTCTATCATCCAGAATTGCCGGTACTATCCACATCTTCGCGGTCAATTATAATGTTCTCAGAATATTGTCCGGTATGGGCGGCCTTGCTTATTCCAATTAAATATGATATCCGAGCCATCGCTGTGATATCCATAATACAATCTTTTCATTTTTCAATTTATAATTATTTTTTACAGATAATATTATATTATATAAAATCTTTGATGCATATAATGATGTCATTTGAGTATTTAATCCGGCATTTCTTTTGTGTTTTTCATTAAAATAGTATGTTATAATATCCTCCAAGTAAGACAAGCAATCTGCATTCATTTTTCCCTTATATTTCGCAAAGTCTTCCAGATTCTCAAGCTTCGCGAGCTTCGCGAGCTTATTTCTACTAACTTGTTCAATTCTATATTTTTTAATTATATAGTTTTTCAACATTTCACAATTATATTTATTTCTCTTATCATACACAAATTGCTTGAGATTCGTAGCTCTTTTAACAAGGACATTAGATGATTTGTTAATCTCACTCAGCTTCTTGAGATCGCAATACCCATCTAAAAACCTCAGAATATTCATAAAATAATCTTTGTCTGTAAAGTCTTTCGCGCGACTCATATTATTTAATATAATACCATCCATTACATCAATTTTTATAATAATGCAATAAAAATGAAAAAATAAATAATATATATCATAATAATATATCATAAAACTCATATATCCCTACGCCCTAATATAGTCGCAGATTAGTCGTCGTTAATAATGATATCTGGAAGATATGGTGCTAGAATCTCATTAACGATAAACTCTGGTTTGAATTCGTCGTAATTCATAAAGATTTTGAGGAGTTGCTCAGAGAACCCTGATACAATAGCAGTTCCTTCAGTATCGCAATTAACCGGGAAAACTTCGTTGCTATCTGAATTGAGATTCCAGAATATAAACTTGGGAGCCGTGTAATTATTAGCTTCATAGAGTTTAACGATGCTTTTATATACAGTATCAAGAGCATTTGTATTATTTCTATTGTTTCTATAATCTCTCTCAAAATTGCCTGTAATAGTATTATTAAACTGCATATCAGTAAATACAAATAGCTTTTTGGGCATTTTATCTCGCGGAACCTTGTATTTAATGGCGTAGTTAATAATCTCCTCATTACATCTTAGAAAATCCGTACTGAATCCATAATCAACCCCCATAATATTCTTAATGCACTCGTGAAGCGATGGAATATTAGATACGCCCGCGTAGCCTGCGTCGCCATTTTCAATTTTTGGCTTTTCTGCAGCATTCTCGGCATTCGCGGTAATCAAATCTACAAGCTGAGGATTTTCGCTAAATGTAATAATCTTGTTAGCAAAATCTCCCTTACAGCACAGCGCCGTAATAATACCTAGGGCGACTGCTACTTGAGCCGGAATACTTCCATTTTTAGCATTAAACATAGAGCCTGATACATCAACAATAGAAATCGCGTTATCAAAATTGCCAGATTTCCTAACATTCTCAACAATTGCTTTCCATTGCATCTCTGTAGTCTGGCACAGCTCGCCTTTGTTGAACTTTGCCAAATCCTTAATATACACTCCTACCAATTCGTGCGGAAGAATACCCGTAACGTTGATTTTCTTAACGTTGGCCGCAACATCTCCCAAATATTTTTTATACCTTTCTTCATCGTGTTTAATGAAAGCCTTTTTCAATTTATTAGAGGCAACGCCGGGGATATTTTCATACTTAATCGCTTCCCATTTATTATCACACATCTTAGATTCCACGATATCTATTTGCTTTCTCAGAGGAACAAGATATTGCGTCCTATACTTGGACATCTTATAAGTATCTTTGCACCCATAGATAACCGAAGCAACTTTCTTGGCGAACTGTCTTTGTCTATCATTCCTATCATTCTCACTAGGTGCCCACTTAGCACACAGAGATACAGGTTTATTATTATCCAAGTTAATCTTATCGTCAATCAATTTCTGCGCAATAATATTCATTTCAATCTTGTGGTCAACGTTTTTCAAATTATAGCTAATATATTGCAAGTCCTTCCAGCGACCATATTTCTCAACATATAGCTTGATATTGCACATATAGGTTTCAAACTTATTTTTGCGCAGCCAAAGCATCGCCTCATTAGCTACCTTTTTCTCCTTTTTTCCATTCAATCTATCGCGACCGTTGAAGATAATTGCAACAGTTTTTTTGGGGTCTTCCTTCCAGCATTTTTCAAGATGTTCATAGCTATCACTAATACTCAAATCACGCATAAATAGCATAAAATAATCTACGATAGCACTTCCCGTACTTTTAAAAGCATTTCCTCCGTTGGCCGTTTTAGTAATAGGATTGCTATCATAACGATTACCATCATTATCATAGTCGTCATTATCATCATTATCATTATCTTCATAGTCCTCATTATCATCATTATCTTCATAGGCTACGGCAATATCAGCGACTTGAATAGGGATTTCCATAGTGTAAATGTAGGGGTTGTTATTATATGTTGCTAAACATTTATATCAATTTTTATAAAAATATTATAAATATCGTAAAAAAAATAATGTAGAATAATTATCTCATAATTAGGCTTTCTTAGCCTTAGGCCTTAGACGGACGCTGCGAGTTTGCTTGCGGAAGGAGGGAAATGATGGGAGATAAGCTTTTGCAGGATGAAATAGTTGATATCTTCCTTATCGCCGACATTTAGGATTTTTTTAAGCTTGTCATCTGGGAGAATAAAGCGCTTGTTCTCGGGCTTGTTTAGATTGTGCTCCTTTACATAAGAGTTGATGAAGCGGGTAATATCAGTACGAGATTTCTCAGTTCCGTGGGGAACACCGATGAAATCGCAAAGCTCATCAGAGATTTTGTTGGGCTTGGCAAAACCGGAAGGAGAGTTTTTAGCATTCTGGCGCTTCTTCTGAGCCTTCTCAATTATTTTTTGCTGTTTCTCATAATCCTTGCTTAGTACCTTAAGGAGATTTTGAACTTCCTTAAAGCTTGCAAACAGATTATTCACCTTCTCGATAATTACTGAAACGGCATTATCCTTTACAGGGGCAACTTCGGCACCCGAAGCATCACCTGGGACAACAGAATCCTCTGTCTTCGCAGGAGTAAGAGACACGGGTGTAACAGTAGCCGCGGGAGCTGCAGGAGCCGTAGATGCCGCAGTCGCAGTTTTAGTTGCGGGCAATTTAGCAACTACCGGCTGCTTTTTAGGAGCTTTTGAATCAGTAGTAGGTTGGGGAGGTACAGGAGTCGCTTTTTTCGTTGCCATTATATATTCAGTTTATGAATACATATATAATTATATGTTTATATCATTTTTCAACATCATAATTATAATTTATTTACAATAAATAAACATATGAAAATAAAAAGGGTAGGAACCTATATTACCGGGTTTAAATATTATAAATATAGGCCTGGCAAGCCTGGTAAGCCCGATATGGGGAGAGAGATAACAGATGAGGATACTATAAACAAAATTAAAAAGTTCAAAATACCTCCGTCATATGATAATGTAGTAATATTAAATAATAAGAAAATATTAGCGTATGGATACGACAGCAAGGGTAGAAAGCAGGTAATATATAATTCCAAGCATATTGAAAAGCAGAATGAGCTAAAATACGACAAGATACAGAGATTTGATAAGCATTTTCTTAAAATTAAAAAACAGGTTGCGAAAGATTTAAAATCTTCCGACGAAAAAAATAAAATTATAGCAATTATAATAACATTAATATTATCGTGTGGATTCAGAATAGGTAATGCAAAATACGAGAAACAGAATAAATCGTACGGAATAACTACATTAAATTATTCACATATCAAGCTATTGAATGATAACACAGTTTCTTTTGATTTTACAGGTAAAAAAGGCGTACGCAACCAGGCCATCTGTAAAAATAAATACATATACGCTTATCTCTCGGCGAAACTTGATATTCTAGCATCTCCCGAATATCGCGAATGTCCCGAATGTCCCGAATATATATTTAAATATAACAATAGGCGCATAACGGCCGATGATGTTAATAATTATTTAATGTGTAAATTGAAGGTTAATATAACTACTAAGGATTTGCGGACTTGGAATGCTAATAATTTATTCAATAAATATTTACATAAATATAGGAATGAAAAGAATCCTGTTAAGAAGGCTTTGGAGCTTACCTCTTTTGAATTACATAATACTTCTAACGTCTGTAAAAAGAGCTATATAGACCCCAAGAGGTTATTGAAGGCCTTGTGAAAGATATCCTAGATATAGATGCGACAAATAATAAATTAAAATAAATTAAAAATTGACTTTTTTATTATTATATAATAATAAGACAAATATTATAAATTAATGGATATTGAGATTATTAATAGGAATATTGAGGATATGCTTGTAAATCGCGGAGATGATGTATCGTCTTTCAACGAGATACTATTGTCCCTTAGCAAAGAAGATTTTGAATCCGACAAGCTTGTTATTAATGTTCAAACATTAAACACGACTATATTGTACGCTCTCTCTAAAAATCTGCGAAAAAATATAATAAACGAGCTCAAAGAGAAATTAAAGGACGGTGATAATATTAAGGATTTTACCAATAAATACGGCGGTAAAAATAATATAATCCTCGTATTTAATAACGAATCTATCTCAACTGCAGTAAAATCTCAGCTTAACAAATACGACAAAATATTTCAAAAAAACGGAGGTCATCTCCAATATTTTAGCTCCCAACAACTGATGTTTAATCCCACGAAACACGAATATGTCCCCAAACATACCAAGCTTACCGAAGAAGAGGTCAAAGAGTTTATGAAAGAATATTTGGCTCGCAGTAAAATGCATATGCACGTAATACTACAAAATGACCCAATTGCAAAATGGATTGGATTGAAACACGGGGATATCGTTAGAATAGATAGGTATAATGAAAATAGCGGCGAATCATTTTCTTATAGATCTTGTATTTAAATAAAGTTATATTTAAATAAATATATTATATCTATAAAATAATAGAGTATATAAAAATTAATAATGACAACTAATATTACAAGTGCTGATTTAAATCAATATAATAGCTTGCGTGTAGCTTTGAGAGATTTATATAATAATATAAGTGCAGGAAGGATATCTGAAACTGGCGTGAATACTTTTAAAAGTTGTCACGATAATATATTTCCAACAGAAAGTGTCACATCTTATGATGCTGCTCTAAAATTAACTACGGCAGACGCTAATGGTGGAACATCTCTAACTGCAAACACTATTAGTTTACAAAAGTTATTAATTAATACATTATACCCTACGTTCCATCAGACAATAAATACAAATGCAGCTCCATACGAAACATACACTAATGTTGATTTACCGAGTAGCGCTAATAGCAATAAAAACCATTTATGTTTTATTAAATTTAAAACTGATAAAAAAAATATTGAACCCGATAAATATCCTATTACAAATATATTATATTCAAAATATGCTATTGAAATATTTATTAAAATAAATGAGGCATTAATGGACTGTTATTCTAGTCATACTAACGATTTTATAGCAAATTTTACATCTTCAACAAAAATATATATTGTTGATAAAAAATTGAAGGGAGATCACGGTGATAATGATACAAAAGGTATCTATATAAAACGTTCATCTAGCGAGACTGGAGCAGATATACCACCTGAAGGTATATACTTATATATTGGCAATTTGTCTAATATGTTTCAAGATACTGATATAAAAATGTGGGATTCAACTACTCAGTCAGCGTCTGTAGGGCTCTCAGCAGATTATAAACGTTCCGTAGAGTCTATATTTACATCTAGTAATAAATTAAATATTAATAATGGAGCAGTATACAATTTTGGATACTTAGAATATTCAAACGCCGATGACACTCCAAAATATCACTTACAATCAGGGACACCTGAAACTCCCCCAGTACCAGAAGCTACAGGAACTATGACAGGCGTTTCTTTAGCAATTGGTACAATATTTAGTTCTGCAACTATAAACGCTGGCTCTGCTATTAGTGGATTAAAAATAGTTAGTGGAACAATAGTACTTGATAATGCTCGTGACCCTGTGGCAGCAGTTGCCCCTGCTCTTACTGGTACTCCTGGTCTTTATACTTATACAATCAAGTCAGGTTCAAAAATAAGTGGAACAATAGCCGCCAACAGTAGTATTAAATCAGGTGCTGTTATTAAAACAACCCCGGCTCCTACTACTATAACATTGGGCGCAGATGATAGTTTTACTAGAGCTGGGGGGGGTAGTGCACCGCATCCTAGAGTAAAATCGGGTTCTTCAAGAACTACAATTAAACCAAATACTACATTAAGTACTACAGCTGAGATAACTAATGGTGCAATTATAGAAATACCGACTACTGGTTATACTTTAATGAGTGATGTACAATTTACAACAGCAACTAAAATAAGTATTATGGGAGGGTCAACTACTTATTCAGCATCTGATATGTCAATAACTCCTGCCAGTGCAATAACTTATCCAGCATTAAATATTGGAGAATACACACTAGCCAGCACTATTTCTACTAGCATATCTGGTACTTTTCTAAATTTAGAAGAGCCTTCTGATACACCCCAGTCGTTTTATAAACAAAACATATATTACATATATAATTTTATAAAAATGATTAAACATATTAAAAATCAGAGTTTTTCAACTACATCAAAATATTTACGTATATATATATTATCTTATAAATCCTTGTTATTAGCTTCTATAAGAGCAGCAAATATATTTTACAACAATAGACATAAATTAAGTGCCGTCGCAATATCTTATGAAAACGATTTTTTAAATAATGCACCAGGGACTAGTGGAGGCACTAGTTGTGCCTTAACATCACTAAACGATTTTGTAAAAAATGATAGAATTGCTGAATTTTCAACAATAAGTGCTAATTGTACCGGTACAGAAGTATTTCCCAACAATACTTATATAAGAGGGAACGGATTTAAATATATTTTATATAAAACAAATGCGGGGACTGAGGATAATGATGAAATGTTTAAAGCTTATGATAAGCGAATACTTGAAGAATTAGATAAACTTAGCAATACCAAAGTAAAAGAATCAACCAGTAAATTAGGGATTACAAATTTTCAAATATTTAGTAGTTTTGTACTAAAAGGAAAGTTTACTATAACTAGTTACGATAGGAATGTACATGATACTCTAGCAGACAACGGTTCTTTTAAAAGTTCGGCTCCCCCCACCGATTATAAAATTCTCAAAGATATTTTTTATAATAATAAAACATATGACTTTAATAAAAATTATAGAATTAAAATAGTAGATTCTGTGTTTAAGGTTATAAAATTTAATACGCGAAAGGATTATGCAGGAGGTGATCGTATAGATATTGAACTTGAACATATTAAAGATATTACAGATGATTTATATAAAAAATTAAATGACTATAATGCTTCATCATCATCTCAACAAATTACAGACCCTGTATATATAGTTAAAATTACAAGCGAGGATATTGACAAGGATTATAATGCTATAGTAAAAAACACAAACACTATTGAGGAAAATATAAATATGTATAAAACGAAAATTAAAAATAATACGACTTTGTATGAATTACATAAATCTCGCAATAACCTATTATATAACCAGGTACTATCCTATTTAATAATTGTTGCTGTTATAATATCTATATTGGTAATAATTAATGTAGCCAACGTTGAAAAGCCTCTAATTAAATCAATAACACTCGCGTGTCTTGCAGTCATAATAATATTATTTATGAGCTATTATATAATGAATACATTATATATAGAAGAAGGTTTTGCCGAGGGTTCTGGATCTACACACGAGGGATACGATTTATGCCCGAAGGATACTTGCAAAATATCAAATGCCGATGAAGAATCTAATAAAAAATTAGAAAGAGACCCTGATATGCAGAAACGAAAGACAGATTTTGTAAAGAACTTTTTAGAAGACAATGCAAAAGAATTAATGTTAATGATAATATTAGAGACACCTTCAATTGTTAATGACTCGTTAAAAGGTAATAACGAAAAGCTCGTTGCAATATCTAAAAATATATATAATGATAAATTATATTTGAAGGATGTCCTTTATAGCAAAAAATCGGATTCCGAAATGAATGTTGATGTTCTAAAATACGAAAATAAAAATTACGATACGTATATTATATGTGTTCTATTTTTAGCATTAATAATGGTAGGCTCTTACACGATAAATATATATACTGATAATAAATATTTGGATTTACTAATATTAATTATGGTAATACTATTTGTCTGCTTATTCACATATTTCGTACTATACACTAATAGAGTGGTAAGAACTGTATCCACAAATTACTACTGGGGAAATGAATATGAGAACCAGTATATATAAAAAATACTTATGAATAATCTATATATATTATAAAATTATGAAAAAAGACGACACTAAAAAAGAAGAGAAATCTCGCGAATCTGATTCAGAATCCCAAACAGAAGATACAGAGGACAGCGAATATAAAGAAGAGACTGAGGAGACTAGCGAAGACACAGAAGAAATAGAGGATACCGAAGAGACCGAAGAATATATTATAGATAAGGGGTGCGAAAAGGTATGTAATAGGGATTGCCAGAATGAAATTATAAATGATAACCAGGATAACCCTGATAATCAGGATAACCCCGATAACCCTGATAACCCCGATAACTATTTTAATAAATATCAGGAAGAGAATAATAATCAAATGATATATCTTATTTTAAATACAAATGCCGGGAATTCTAGGAATGCTAGGAATTCAGGGAATGACAATAAGGCTAAGAATAATAAGAATGTATTAAATCTGAGTAAGCATCCTATTAATAAAAAAACATATCGGTTTTATAATAAATATAGTAGTGTTGAGAAAAAATATTTTGATGTTCTGTCTGATGCCGATAAAACGAAGCTAATAGATAATGAAGATATTATTGAAAAAACCACGATTACTTATGATGTCCCTATGCGTTTTAAGATACTTACATCTGATATAAATATTAGAACAAAGAAGAGCATTTTATGGAAGATTGAAAGTTTAAATAAGATGAATAGCAATTCTTCCGAATATTATAAGCTGAGTTCGTGGATATCTTCTTTGAATAATATTCCTTTTAATAAGTTTTATGAAATCCCTATTAAAATTGCCGACGGTAATGAGAAAATCTGTAATTTTTTAAATAATATTAGAGCGCGTATGGACGAGACTATATTCGGCCACAAAGATGCCAAAGAACAGATTATCAGGGTGTTAGCGCAATTAATATCATTTCCCAAAGCCAACGGATATATCATAGGTATTCAAGGTAGCGCCGGTGTGGGGAAAACGAAGCTAATTAAAGAAGGTATTTGTAATGCCCTGAATTATCCGAATGCCTTTATATCGCTGAGTGGCACAGACGATTCCTCGTTTCTCAAGGGACATTCATATACCTACGAAGGTTCCACTTATGGAAAAATCTGTGAATCTCTTATGAAAACTGGAATAATGAATCCGCTATTTTTATTTGACGAGTTGGACAAAGTATCTAATACATATAAGGGTCAGGAAATCATCAATACCCTAATACATATAACAGACCCTGTACAGAACGACAAATTCAACGACAGATATTTTGAAGAGATTGATTTTGATATCTCGCGTTCTATGATTATCTTTACGTATAACGACGATTCTTTGATAAACCCAATTTTGCGAGACAGGATGATTGTTATTAATGTCAGCGGATATGATAATGACGAGAAGATTGTATTAGCATCGGGCTATATAATTCCCGAAATATTGAAACAGTACAATTTTAACAACGGCGATATTATATTTAGCAACGAGCTATTGAGACATATTATTAATAATATTGAAAAAGAAGATGGCGTCCGCAATTTAAAAAGGGCTATAAATAACATCGTATCCTGGATTAATATGATGATATATGTTCCCACAGACCTTATAAAAATAAGCATTCCTTACACAGTCTCACAGACATTTTATGATACATATTGTAAAAAATATAGCAACAACACATCAATATCTGCGAAGCACAATTCAATTTATTTATAATGCCTTCGGCTCCGGGTAGCCTCTGTCCCTCTAGCATTTTATTTTTTTACTCTTATTAAATAGTATCGGGTTAAAATAAGTTTTAGAATTATGAACAATTCATTCATATTTTTTGGTTGCTGGAATAATATAAACTGCGAGAAAGAGGCTATATATAGGGATGTCGTATTAAATTGTATCAAAGAGTTTGAACCTTCTACTAAAAAGATGTTTATAGCGGGAGATAACTGGTATAATACATTAATCAAAAACGAAGAATCCAAAGAGAAAGAGACTTCTTATAAATATTATTTAGTTGATACGTTGGTATCGGGGTATCACATACTATATACTATGAATAAGGATATTTATATTTGCGTAGGTAATCACGACGAAGCCAGTAGTAATAAAGAATATCCCGATTGTATGATTAATACGCAGAAATATTATATCAACAAGCTCAAAAAATATATAGATGGTAAAGCAAGGGAGTTAGAAAAAGTTAGGAATTCTTCACTAGAAGTAGCTGCTTCATTACAGGGAACTGAAGGTGATTATGCAAATACGATGATAAAAAATTTATTAGACAGTAGCAGCCTTCCTTCTATTGAACAGTTAGAACCGTTGGATGATGACCCTGATAATGGTATAAAGTTATATTCTGATAAAAATATTGGAGTATATGAAGATGCTTCTTCGTCGTATGTAGTTATTATAATAAATACTAATATGTTGTCGCCAGATTATTTAGCAGCTGTTAGAAATAAAATAAAAGAAACAAAGATGAAAAGCGTGAATCAAAATAAGTGTATATTTCTAATGGGACACATACCATTATTTTATGATAAACACAAAAAAGAGAAAGTAGCTAAGGAACCCAAGGAACCCAAGGAACCCAAGGAACCCAAGGAACCCAAGGAACCCAAGGAACCCGATGAGAAGGGTGAGGATATAACTAAGCTTAAAAAGGGAACTTTTGGAGAAGACAAATCTTCCGAATTAATAGATTCATTATATGATATATTGGCTGAACATAAGTGTATTTATTTATGTGCCGATTGTCATAATTTCAATATAATGAGTATTGAAAAGGGAGATGATAAATGCGTAATCCAGATAACTTCAGGAACTGGAGGTGCTGACCCAGATATAATTAAGGATTTAAAGAATAAAAAGGTTGTTCAGTTATCTGAATATAAAATAACCTATTATTCAATAAACTCATACGGATACTGCAAAATAGCTGTTGAAGATAGCGGCAGCGGCAGCGGAGGCGGCGGAGGCGGCGGAGGCGGCGGCAGCAGTAGCGTAGTTGTATCTTATAACAAAATAATAGCAGCCGATTGTAATAATAAGTCAATTGACGAGCTCTATGTATATAGTGTAAAAAATAATAAGATAGAATATCGCAAAACTGAAAAGGAAAAAATTAAGAATGCTATTATATTAAATGCTTCAAATAATAGAGATTATTATTGCAATAGAGTGGATAGATATAACACTTCTAAAGATGTCAGGGGTAGGGAAAGTAATGTAATTAAATCGGAAGACCCGAATAAAGGAGTATGTTATAAAAAAAAGGGCAAATGATAAAATGTTAGCTTATAATAAATATGATATATTACTATATTTTATCATTATTGATTATAACCCTTGTAATACTAACAATATATTATATATACAGCGTATATACTTCTGTTTCATTTGAGAATGGAAAGAACGATAAGCATTTAAATTATATGAGCTATGAAGAAACCGTGCGATTTCTTGAAAGCGACGAAGATAGATATGTAGCCAAATTGTCTCCAATAGATTTATATGCCCGCAAAGTATCTTCAAAGGAGGAATATATTAATATTATTAAAGGCGAGGCAACGCATTTTAATAAAGGCGATAAATTAATACTTGATAAATGTACGAAAAAAGCGGACGAATTATTGAGAAATATTAATATAAATACTATCAGCTCTGAAAGCAATCTAGATTATTCAAAATATCTTAATTACAAAGATATAGCCAATATTAAATGGGTCTTGGCCATTACCAGGAATGATAATGGCAGTAAATATGAAGATGGCTTGTCGCATACAAGAAAGCACGTAATATTCCTATCTCAAGATGTTCTAAATTATTCAGAAGATGAAATAATAAAACTACTGATACACGAAAAGATTCATATATATCAGCGCCAAAACGAAGCTTTGTTCAAAACTATAATATATAATATGGGCTATGCTGAAAGTACAGATGGCCAGGAGATATCTCAAGATAAGCTTAGATATGTTCGCTCTAATCCTGATGTCAATAATAAAATATATAAGAGCATACATACCGGAGAATTAATGATATGTTTATATACTAGCGATAAGCCCAAAAATATTAATGATATTATTATAGAAAAATATTCTATGGAACACCCATATGAAAAAATAGCTTATGAGATATCAGAGCATATATATAATATCCACAAAATAGAAACATATAAAAAAATATAGAAAAATATTAACAAATATAGAAAAATATTAACAAATATAAAAGGATAAAAGGATTGAAGAATATAATATATATATATTATAATATGGAAGAGGTATTTAAACAAGCGCCGGATGGAATAACATACGAAGAGGTTGAAACAATATTTATTAGGAATGATAAGAATGTATTAGATACTCTTATTGAATTGTGGAAAATACCTGATAAAAATGTTAAAAATATTAGCGAGGAAGAAAGTAAATGGGCTAATATTCGCGCTACCTGCGATGATTTTGATAACGAGATGAAAAAAGTATTAGATAATGCTAAAAAACATTCTTAATTCTTGATAATTACGCCTTCGCATAGCTTTGCTTCGCGCCGCCTTAGTCTAGTAAATTACGAATGTGGTTTATTTCCATTTCGTAATTGTCTGATGGCGTTTCTAAGATAATTGTTGGGATATGCTTGGCTGATTTAGAAGAGGACGATGATAAAGATGCTATAAAATCGTTCATTTCTGCTACGGGTATTTCGCCGTCTAAGATAACAGAGTGTCTGTCCTTCATTTCTCCTTTTTTAACAAGGCTATTATTTAGATGAATTACTGTAATATCCTTGCTATTTTTTTTAAATAAGATGTTATATGCCTCTGCTAATTCGTATCCGAGAGCCCAGGTGTGAGCGGTATCAAAGCAGATTCCAAGATTTTTCTTTTGTTCTTTTGAAAAGCCGTTAAAGAATGCTACGAAGTCATTCAAATCTTTTAACAATTCAGTTCCTTGTCCCGCTGGCGTTTCAATTATTAATTTGGTCTTCATCTTTTTATTTTCCATAATTTTCAATATATATTCTATGCCCATTTTCATATTATTCAATCCTTTTTCATAGGACAGCGATACGTGCTTTCCTACGTGTAATACGACACCCTCGGCGTTCATCATATCTGCAAGCGTAAGCTGATTAATTAGGAGTTTAATCCATATACATTCTTCCAAAGGCATTACTCGTTTTCCCTCTGCTGCATCTTTGGCGATATTTATAGTATAAGGGGCGTGTATAACAAGCTTGAAATCATTTTCGGCGAGATATTTTCGTATATCTTGAGATTTTTTAACATAACTGTCTATATTTGTAATAGTAATGCTTCGCGGATTAGAAACAAATATTTGAAGAGCATTTCCGCCATTATTCCTGATATTATTCATAGTCTCTATTATCCCCCCGCTGTCATCGCGCTTAATATGAGCTCCAATATAATTCCTTGATACCATCATATATATGATTATGATAAAATTATTCTATCATATTATTCTATCAATTTTTACAAGATATCTGGGTAGTATACAGAGTTGAGCAGAGTGGTACAGAGTGGTACAGAGTGGTACAAAAATAAAAAAGGTAGTTTATTTGTTTTTGATTGTTAGCGCAGCGCGTAGCTCGCGCGTCCGTAAAGGTAAGTATTAGTAATCGTCGGAGTAATATTCGCTATCATCTTCGCTAATGCATTCGCCGCAATAATAGTCGTCATAATCCTCGCTATTACAGATGCTTGAATTGAGTTCATCGTCATTATAATAATCGTTATATTCGTCATAATATTCGTCATTCTCAATTGCAGACTGCTTTTGCTTTTCGGAATTATTAAGCTCTCCGTAATATTCGTATTTCATATTAATCATCTTGTAATGCGTATTGATATCGCAGCTTTCATATTCCATCTTTTCTTTAAGTTCATTCGCAATATCTTCTCTCCTCGCAATAGTTAGATAACATTTGGGCGGATTCAATTTCTTATCAAAACCGTCGGTGATGCTGTTTTTATATTGTGCAACCAACTTGCTCCTATCATAATTCTTATTACTTCCATAAAAATCTAGATAATAATCTACGACGGCTTCCATACGATATCGCAGGATATCCTCGTGCTTATATTTTCTAACCATAAGATGTTTGATATAGCCGTCATACAATTCCTTAATATTATAGATTTCACGAGAGCCGCTGGCAATAGTGTTATCGCCAATCATAATATTAGCAAAATCTACAAACGAATAATCAGTTTTCGCGATATCATTAGAAGAATTCATATTATATACGAATACGTACGCAATTAGTTAAATATATATATGTCATAATGCCTATATCAATTTTTGTTTTTCACGGTTGAGATGCTTGATATAATATTTTTCTAATTATCTTGTTAATCGTCTCGTTTATCTTGTCAATATCAACATTATTAGAATGCCTATACTCAATATAAAGCGTCTTAATCTCCTCGCCGCCACCACCGCTACCGTATCCGCCACCTCCGCAGCTATCGCAGCGTAGAATTAAAGATATTCTATTTGATATCTTGTATTCCTTAATGATATATTCAGATATGCTGTCTATTTCATTAGTACAAGGGAAAGTATAATTAGGTTGTTTATTATTCTTGGAACAGATTACAAATATATTATCTAAAATATCCATATGTTTCTTAATTTTACTTGATACAAATTGGTTATCATTAGATAGCTCGTATGTATATATTCTCTCCTTGTGTATATATGATTTATACATTTCAACTCTGCTTTTCTTATAATAGTTATCTATAAAGGTTTCCAAGCTATTTTTTACAGATACATCTATAACATTCTCTTGCTGCTCCCGCTGTCCCTGCGGTCCCCGAATACCGCGATTAATGAAGTAGATTTCAATTAAATTAATATCTTCTTGGCTACCGCCTCCGACAACACTAGGAAATCCAGTAATATATTTATTAATATCTAGTGTTCCAGATTTAGAAGAGACAGGTTGCGACATATTATGAAAGGTAATTGAATATTATATAGTATATATATCATTTTTTAGATTTATATATAAAAAATTGATTATTCTATATATTTATATATTAAAACATTTATTATGAATAATGATTTTAAAATCTATAAATTGAGCGACCAAATAGATAAATATAATGCTCCAAATAATATTCTAGAGGTTTCTAATAATCAGTATAATAAAAACAAGGTTCGTGATGATTTTCGTAATATGCTTATTAACAATCTGTTTATCTCCGAGTTAGAAGCTACCGATTTAGAAATAGGCATCTTTAATTGCACGATTGATTATGCGAATACTAATAAAATACAATTGTCGTGGAAATGCTCCCTGTTCTTAGATACATATATTAATATCTCGCGAAGCATCTATTCCAATCTTAAATCTAACAGTTATATCGGGAATCAAGATTTATATAAGAGAATGGTTGATAACAAGGAGTTTGTCCCGCATATGCTTCCGTATATGCAATGTCATAATGTATTTCCCGAGAGATGGAATGATATTATCAATAAAAATAATTTGCGACTCAAAGAAGCCTATGAGTTTAATATCGTAGCTATGTCTGATATGATAACTTGTATGAGATGTAAGAGTAAGAAGGTCAGCTATTATGAACTCCAGACGCGCTCAGGTGATGAAGCCTCTACGCTATTTATGGAATGTCTTATTTGCGGAAAGAAATGGAAACAGTAATCGCCGGCCAAGAAGACCCGGGAGTAAGTTATAGTATAGGGCTTCTCTATTGTTCGGCATTTATTATTCTGTATTCAAAGCATTCTCTTAGGATATAAAAGGCAATACCAATATATATTTTTGACTCGTCGTTATCTACAATTTCCCTAATAACATTATAATATTTTTTATTTAATATATAATGCTGTATGGCATTCTGTATCCCATAGTGATATATAATCTCTTCAATATCTTTCTTTTCATAGAATGGTAATTGAATATGATTATAGATATATTTCTCAGTATTGAGAATGAGAACAAGCCTATCGTGTGATGTAATATATTTAATCTTACTATATATATCAGATGCTATGACATTGTCTGGCTTTGTTAAAATTATTTTATATTTATATGCCTTCTCTGATGTCTCCGATGTCTCTGTCATTTAGTAATAATATATTTATATTTTTATATCATAATGGGGATGGGGGAGACCGCCCTATGGGGGAGACCGCCCCCAACGCGGTTTTATCAAGAGGCTATTGAGCTATATATAATACCATTATGATGTATTTAAAAGACACTAGATTTTTTGAAAAATTGAAAATTAAAATTTGAGTACATCTCTTGATTTATTTTGTAATTTCTAAAAAACTTTTGAAATTTTTGAAAAAACAGAAAGATGTACTCAAATTATAAATTGAAAAAATATGAATATTCTAGTGTCTCAAGAAATGCTCTGAATATTCTTAGTATTTTTATATAAATATTGAGAGTCTAGTGAGAGGCTATAGAGAGGCTATAGAGAGGCTATTGAGGGAGCTTATAAGATATTAATAGTACCATTATGATGTATTTAAAAAGAACCAGATTTTTCTAAAAATTGAAAATTAAAATTTGAGTACATCTCTTGATTTATTTTGTAATTTCTAAAAAACTTTTGAAATTTTTGAAAAAACAGAAAGATGTACTCAAATTATAAATTGAAAAATATGAATATTCTAGTGTCTCAAGAAATGCTCTGAATATTCTTAGTATTTTTATATAAATATTGAGAGTCTAGTGAGAGGCTATAGAGAGGCTATAGAGAGGCTATAGAGAGGCTATAGAGAGGCTATAGAGAGGCTATAGAGAGGCTATAGAGAGGCTATAGAGAGGCTATAGAGAGGCTATAGAGAGGCTATTGAGAGGCTATTGAGAGGCTATTGAGAGGCTATTGAGAGGCTATTGAGAGGCTATTGAGGGCTTTAATAGGATACTGAAAGAATTTTTGTATTTGTATAAGAATAAGAATAAAGGAGGGAAGATGGAGGAGTGGGTATATTTGTCTATTTTGAGGAGTACAATAATTGTCGGGTTCATACTTTTCATAAGGTATGATGATTCCCCTAAGTATATATTTCCAATTATGATAAATATAATAGTAGGCTTTATAAGTTTGATATATTTCCTATATTTTTATAGTAATGACAAAAATATCACAAATATAATAACTAAGCCAAAATATTACATATATTCTATAATATTATTCGTCGTATCACTAATAGGCTTCTATATTATCAAGATATCTCCCAACCCTGCATATTATAGAACTTTTGCTGTTTATGAAATTATACTGCTATTGCTTGTTACGCTGTATTATAATAAATACTTTAATATAAATTATCAGGGTATATTAGGTATCATTTTCGGCTGTATATCAATACTCCTTATTACTGTTGATAATATAATATAAAACCGCGTTGGGGGCGGTATCCCCCCATCCCCACCTCAAAGATAAATATGTATCATTTTTGCAATATATTTATAAAAATTGATTGTGTATATCTTAAAGTTAATTATACATTTAGAATGTCCAAGAACGCTTCTTCTGCTACTGCCGCCGCTGCTGCTGCTGCCGCCGCCGGTTCTATTGTCAAGGTCAGCGACTCTATCCAGCTATCTTACAACGCCTATGATACAGATGTAGTATATACGACAGATATGATTAATGTCAGCTTCAAGGTTTCATTTGGCAAGGGGAATGATAGTGCGCTGTATAAAAACGAATCAGACCTCAAGCAATTTAACAAGAGTTATGAGATTGAAACTCTTGAGACCGACGATGCTGAAAGCTATTATGTAATTGCCGAAGAAGGACCTATTGTAATCAAAATTGAAAACCCAGACATTTACTCAAGGTATAATAATAATTGCGATTATGCTCTCGGTTTCGCGGTTGATTTTGAAGAACCTGACTATCTTGAGCAAAGTCATATTACTCCATTCAATATTGATAGGGACGGTGTAATGTGGTCTATTCCTATTCAAGAACCTTGGAAACCGAATAGTAGTGTATTTTATCAGAACGGAAAGGCGAAATATCAATGGACGACTTCTAGGATTAAGGCGATGGGCGAAGAGCTTACTGAGGATGATAAAGAGCTCGGTATTGAAAAAACTTCAGAAAATACCGGGATGATGTATCTTACATTTATGGTTCTCAGTAAAGAGAAGGAGATTGTTCAAGAAAAAGAAATTACTCGCAGTTGTGGTATGCGTAGTGGCGGCGGTATGCGTAGCGGCGGAGCTACTCGTGGAGGAGGCGATGGCGGCGATGGCGACGGAGGAGTTAGTCGTAGCGTTAGTCGTAGCATTACTCGTAATATTGGGGAGGGTAGCGTGGCTGGAAGAGTCGGGTATGGCAATAGTGCTTCTACATCATCTGTCGCGAGTACTTTTAAATATGCTAAGCATACTAAGAGGTATGTCATCCCTGTCCGCATCAGGATTTCAAAGGATTCCTCTGTAAGCGATGTTAATTGTTCCAAAACTCTTGTGGGAGCTGAAAATAATATGAAGAGAAAGACAGTCGTTGTAGCCCCCTTCCTACCCTAGAGAGATGACGGACAACTGAAGACCATTCAGTAGATTAGGATATAGATTAGGATATATATTATATATTTTTTATTTTTGCGATAATCATTTAGAGGCATAAATATAATATAAATATATGATGATATTGATATTAATAATATATTATGATAATAACATTAATATCGGGAGGTTCGGGGAGTGAGAATATACAGAGAGGATTATATAAAATCAATAAAAATATAAGCATTAATATAATAATTAATGGATATGATGATGGTAATTCAACAGGCATTTTACGAAAATTATTTAGAAATACTTTGGGAATATCTGATTTCAGAAAAAATCAAGTATTAGAATATAACTTGATATATGGAAACAATCACATATATAAAATATTAAACAATAGATTTACGTGTGCTTACGGTGAGGCCGCCCGTGAGGCCCGTGAGGCCCGTGAGGCCCGTGAGGCCCGTGAGGCCCGTGAGGCCCGAGAGTATTTATTGAAATTAATAAATGATATAGAGGACGATGATATAAGGACATTTTTGATAACTAATACCGAATATTTTTTTAATCTTGAAGAATCAAAACAGATAATTTATGAAGATTTTAATTATATGAATATAATTTATTGTGCTTTATTACACCAAAATGATTTTAATATTATAACAGTCTGCAATATTATTAAGAAGTTGCTAGGGTTAAAGAACAATATCTATGTTAATTCGCACGAAAATTTAATATTACAAGGTATAACCGCAAACAATCGCATATTATTGAACGAGGAATCAATCGTCAATTTTAATGATGTCAGCGATAAAATTATAGATATTAAGTTTCAAAATGATTTTCAAAATGATTTTCAAAATGATAAATTGCCTGTATTAAATAGTGAGGCCGCACAATTATTGCGCGATTCTGATATAATATTGTTATCTTGCGGGACACAATTTAGCAGCTTGATACCTACATATAAAACTGAATTATTTGATTACACATTTAAACAATCAAATGCGCGAAAATATCTAGTATTAAATTGCGATTATGATAAAGATATTGTTAATTATACAGGAGACGAACTATTGGACAAAATAGGCGAATATATATCATCATTAAAAGACGATGTTAAAATAATAGTATCCGACAATATGAACCCCGAGCTATTTCCTTCAAACAAATGCTACGACTACATAAATATACCGCATCTGATTACGAATAATAAGCACGACGGATTTATTTTGTGGAAATATATATTCGCCGACTATTTTCGCGAATATTATAATAAGAACTACGTATTTGACTACGATTATACACTATATGATGAGCAATTCGTAGATACTTCGGAAGATAATATAGCTTGCGTAAATAAGATTGATAGGAAAATTATAGTTACCAACAACTGTATAACAAACATCTCGGCATCTCTAAAAAACTGCAAAATATTTTCAAACATAAGCAATATTGAAAACTCCAGATTCGCCGGCGAATCCTGCGAGCCCCCAAGATATATTAATGAGAACTATGTATTAAGTCAAGGAGACATAGATTTCATTAGAATGATTATTAATAAAATTACATATGATACAGATACAGATACAGATACAGATACAGAAGACGGTTTTCAAGTGATTAATAGGAAAAACATATCAATTGCACTAAAACCCTTATTAAATAGAGACAAAATCATAGAAGATATTAATATTAATAAGTATTTATTAAATACCAACTATGATGTAATAAAAACGGGAAAGACTACAATAGAGTTTATTAAAAAAGGGGCGTGTAAGCGAGAGCTATTCTTGGCTAAGCAACTATTTGATGGTAATCATACATATATATCAGACGATAATGATATTAATTATACGACTTCAGACAATATAAAATATTTAAATGTAGCCAGCATAAATACTACTAACCTTTTTATGAAATCCTTGATATATAATAAGAAGTACGATTTTTGTATAATTGCGGGCGGTATAAATCAGCGAATGCAAATAAAATATCCTAAATGTCTTGTGAAAATAGATAATAAAATAGTACTCACGGGCATTTTGGAAAAAATAATACCATATGCCAATACAATCTATGTATGCTGTAATAATCACTATAAAAGCTCATTTTTGGAATATGAGAAAACGGCCGGCCAAAATGAAAACATCAAGTTCTTATATTTTAATTCCGTTGACAATTCTCAAAATTATCCAAAAGGGAACGGAGAAACGCTTTACCAATTACTAGATAATTTTAAATTAACAGACAAGGCCTTTGTTATGTGGAGTGATATTATAATAAGTAATAATCGCATATTTGAAGAAATGTATAATTTACAATATGATAATGATTTTTTGATACCGACCGTATATGAAGAAGACCCTTATGCCTATTTAATTATAGAAGATGCCAAAGTCAAAAGCTTCGGTTATAGAAGGGATTCCTCTGTTGAATACGGGTATCACGACCAAAGCATATTTTTGGTTAACACTAGGATAGTTAAGGATAGATTGAAAAATATAATAGACGGCAACAAATATGAAGAGGTTAATTTTTTGGATGTAGTCAGTTATATTGATGGCGTATCCTATTACGAAACTAAATACCCTATAATAAGCTACAATTCTTTTGAAGACATTAGCTCTTCCTTCGGCCAAACATCATAATTCCCGCATATATTCGCGCATATTTATAATATTTTCGTATAATATTAATTTTGACTGTTTATTGGCGGATTGCGAAGGGTTTTTATTAGAGTTTATAAGAGAAAACGGAGAGTTCTTTGATAACTTAAAATGCGTAATATACGAAGAGGATTGTGGAGAAAACCACCCTATAAACAATACTTTTATAAATTACAGCGAAGTTGAACAATTCTTAATATCAAAAGGCTTTGTATTACAAGAAACATATAGGGATAAAATAGGGCTTGATAATAAAATATGGCTAAGGGCGGACTGATGATGCCAAAAGGCAAATAAAGGATATATATGCATTAAATACAATAGGAGATAATAGAAAGATAATAGGAGATAATAGAATGACAAATTATCATATATTTATTGCGTCGTGTTTTGAAGGATTAGGAGTTCAAGTTCCCAGAATAATAAAAAATATAATTGAAGTCGGCATACCTGTAGAATACGTTCATATAATTGTTGGTGGTTGTCCTTGCGATAAAATATATTATCATAATGGTATTGAGATAGTTCAAGTTATGTACAGATGTTTTGAATTCACGCCACATATTTATATAGCTAATTGTCCTAATAAATACGATTTTGATTTTGCCTTTTTAACACACGACACAGTCTCTTTCGGTAAAAACTTCTATAATCTTACGAAAGAATATATTGAATATATGAGAAATAATAGATATGATACGATGCGAATTGATATACAACTGCCTTCTATGAATATAGGCATATATAGCAAAAAAATAATAGTTAAAAATAGAGATAAATTATCTGAAATCACATTATATACAAACGATAAAGACGAGCTAATGATATTAAAAAGGAAGCTTACATCACACGAGGATTTTATTTTGAATCAAAACAATTATTACAATCCCAACAATATATCAGAGCATATCGTAAATGTTTTTGAAGGCATAAATGGCGTCAAATCAAACGGACTTATAAGAAACTTTAAATACATAGATTTCGTAAAATATCAGAGCAACGCCTATGTTATACAATCAATTGACATCGCTATTATACACGATACAAATTCTATATAATATTAGGAATTCATAAATCTCGGGATATAGTTTCTGTTTTTTCTGTCATTTATTATTTATCAATATTGTTATCTAGAGATATTAGGACGATACCTATGCATCCGAGCATAATTCCAAATATGCTTTGATATGATATTTTCACATTTTTTTCATAATATAAGGCAAATAATAACATAAATATAATTTCAAGGGCAACAAAGGTTCTGAAATATGCCGGGTTTGGACAAGTTTTTATTATGTAATATCCGAGCAATATAACGAGAAATAACATAAAAGAATATAGATAATACTTAGGTTTAATGATTTCGCCCATTAAATAATAATATTTGTAAAAAGACAATATATACAGTACGCTCAATATGCCTACTATTATATTTGCTATAATCGGAAAAATATTGCTCGGCGTCTCATCGTATCTCAAAAATAATATTAAACCCGCTACAATAGCACTATGAATTACCGAAAGAATAATCCACTCCATCCTAATTATTTCTATATATTATGAATATAAAAATAGAATATTGAATATATAAAATGGAAGGCGAATGAAGGCGAAGGAAGGCGAATGAAGGCGAAGGAAGTCTCGTTTATTTTGTTAAATTATAATATAATCCATAATTATAATGAATTGCATTTTTGCCTGCGTATTTAACCAGGAAAAATATGTGGATATGTTTTTCCTTTTGCTAGAAAGTATTCTTATTTATGGTAATCTAGATGATAATACGCAGGTATTATTATATACATCTACGCCATTTATGAATATAATAAAACAGAGCCATTTATTTAGCGAAAAAATAAAGTTTGAAATAAATGATACATACGACAGTATAGATAAGGCGTGTAAGGCAAGATTAGATTTATTTAATTTAGCTTCTATAGCAAACTATAATAAAATACTTTATTTAGATACAGATATTTTAGTCAAAGATAATATCAACAAGGTATTTGATTTATGCGAAGAAGATGTTTTATATGCATTAGAAGAAGGCGAAATAGATAGCGATACAGATTTTTGGGGAAAATCGCTATTTGGGAATGAACTACATAATTACGAAGACAAGGAAGCATTTACGAGCGGAATGCTATTATTTAAAAATTGTGAAAAAATAAGAGATTTATTTAATAAAATAAATGAAGATATTGTTAACCGACATTATTATAATAGTTTTCACGACCAACCATATATAGTATATAATGCCTTTAAATACAATTTATATAATAATAGTGTTTTAAAATCGGTTGTTGTGAATAATGATAAAAATATTCATAGCGACAAAGTAGTACATCATTTTTCGGGAGGACCCGGAGTTTATGCTCACAAAATATATGATATGACTGTCTTTTTGAATGATATAAAGGATTTCACAATAAATAATAATATTAATAAAACGAAAGAGTATATTGATAGGAATTTATTACCTATCATTTATAATTGCGGTGAATTATTGGAAGGAAATATATTTATGATGCATCATACAACTACTTATACGGATGCATTCTTAAATAAAACGAAGAATATTAGTAATTTAGTATTAAATAAAAATATAAAAAATGTGATGGAAATCGGGTTTAATTCCGGTTTCTCGGCGTTGTTAATGCTTATAAGCAATCCAAATATGCGTATATCTTGCTTTGATTTGGGAGAGCATAGATATACAACCCCGTGTTATGAAAAAATAAAGGAAACATTCGGTGATAGAATTAATATAACAATTGGCGATAGCACAAAAACATTACAGACTGTTAATGATAAATATGATTTAATACATATAGACGGAGGACACAGCACAGAAGTTGCTGATAGCGATATTATAAATTCATATAGATTATCTGAGCCGAGAACAATATTAATTATGGATGACTATGACTTTCCGCATTTACATAATATATGGGATAATTATATAGTTAAATATAACTTGAAAAAATTAAATATAAAGGTGTATGATTCTCCACATCACGATATTAAATACGTTTAGAATACTCTCGCCAAGTCCCTCAGCAGTCCCTCGCAGTCCCTCGCATAGCATTATAGAAATATTAAATATATTACGATGGTCTCGCGATAATTATTATAAATATAGCATCATTATATTAGCAGTTCAAGAGACGCTGGAAATTCTATATTTTTCATTTTTAAAATTTGAGTAGCGGAGCGTATCTCTTGATTTATTTTGTAATTTCCAAAAAACTTTTGAAATTTTTGAAAAAACAGAAAGATACGCTCTGCTACTCAAATTTTAATTTTCAAATTTTAGAAAAATCTGGCTTCTTTTTAAGTTATCATAATGGTAATATAAATAACAAGCGATAGCCTTTTCTATTACCTTCCCCCACAATATCCCACAATCCCCACAGTATCCCGCGTTGGGGGCGGGTTCCCCCAGTTGGGTGCGGGTTCCCCCAAAGGTTTTCCGCAAAAATTGATTTAAGATTTATGAAAATTATTATATAAAGGGTGTATGGCGTCTTCTATTGCTAGCAAAATCAGTATCAAGGATAAGCTTGATATTACCTATAATATTCTCAATATTATTGTGAAAAACAATAAGAATCTCGTGGGAAATAAATATAATGATAAAAAGAGCTTGACAGAACAAGAAGCATCCAAATATAGTAGAATGCGAAGCCCGCAATTCTTCTGTACAAATTTCTGTGGTGGCAACATAAATGACTGTACTTGTCTTCATAGGTCATATTAAGAAGGCTAGCGGATACCTATCTATATATTTAGCTTTTTATGGACGGTTTCTATGGCGCCTTCAATCCACGCTTGGCGTTCGCTATATGTTTCGCCTAATATATAGATATCTTTTGGAATAAATATATCGTCCATTTTTTCCTGTATTTTTTTTGTATTTACTCCGACATTCCACATATGATCACCGGCTTTCCAGAAATGCATAGTAATCCATTCCGGCTCCTTGATATTTTTTTCAGGAAACATCTCATTCAATATTTTCGTCAAATATTTTTTGACATCTTTCTCATTTTTAAAGGCATTCCAAAAGTCTGCATTATATCTGTCGCTATAACTGATTTGTATTAAGCCACTATTATAATCTATAGGAATGATAAACTGCAATTTATTTTGTGTAAGTATCTTCGGCATATCTTTAAACCAGACATCTTTGTATTGAGCGAATATTCTCAATAAATGTCCATCACTAACAGTATTAAAGAGACTCTCGTATTTCTTGAAATACCCAATATTCATATAATCGCCCCTTTTAATCGTTAGATATAGCTTAGAATAGCTATGTTTAACACCACTAACCTTTACATATTTCTTGTCGCCGCTAGCGCCGCTTTCGCTATCACAGACATCTTCTAAGATTGATGAAAATTTAACAGAGACGCCAGCATCCAATATATATTTATAGAGTACATCACATAGTATATGTATTCCGTCGCGTAATATGAAAAACTCATTATTGCGAATATCAAAATCTTTTCGTAATGTTATGATGCCATTATAAGCATTCATATCATACATCTCGCCAATATATCCAAGTGATATCTTGAGCAACTCAACATCATTAGAGCTCAATATTAGAGAAAAATAGTTATGTAAATTATATAAACTAGGGTCATATTTATTACCATTCAATTTCTTTTCAATTGCATATCTCCACAATTCGTTGAGGCTCTTGAAATTAGATTTATAATGGCTCAAGAGTTCAGCCTCATTCATCAAGCGTCCCTCAACAAAATAATTCGTATTTTTCCCAATATTTATTATTTGGTCTTGGAGTTTAAAATCCTTGATTATCTTCATAACATATTTATGCTTCTTTCCTAATCTCCCGGCTCCTACAGAATATCTAAAGCCTTTATGTTCATTCGTATATATGCGTCCACCTATTCTATCAGAACCCTCAAATATAACTATATCAGTCGCTGAAACACCTTTTAATAACAATTTATATGCCAAATATAATCCAGTAATACCAGCACCAACTATAATATGCTTAGTTCTCTTCATTTACTCTCCCTACTCTTCCTACTATTTCTAATTATATAATTATAATGTGTGGGGTGGGGGAACCCGCCCCCAACGCGGGCTATAATGGGGGAACCCGCCCCCAACGCGGGCTATAATGGGGCTATTGAGCTATTTGTAATACCATTATGATGTATTAAAAAGACACTAAATTTTTTTAAAAATTGAAAATTAAAATTTGAGTACATCTCTTGATTTATTTTGTAATTTCCAAAAAACTTTTGAAATTTTTGAAAAAAC